ATCTTGGCCGGCCCGGCGTCCATCTCCGTGCGCAGCATCGTGTTCGGCGGTGATTCGGCGTAGCCGTCGACGAGCAGGACTTGAGGGAGCGTGGCGGGCCAGGTCGGCATTTAGCGGTTTACACCTTGACGCTTCCAGCCATAGGCGGCCTTGCCTTCGTTCTCGAACTCGCCGCTCGCAATCCCGTCCTTGACCGCCTGAATGATGATGCGGTTGATCAGCCGGCCGTCCGGCATCTGCTGCTGCTGCGTCGTGACCTTGGCGTCGGTATGGTTGTGGATCTCGTTCACCACCGTGACGCCCCCGCCGCCGAGTTCCCCCATGCGGTCGAGCGGGATGATGGCCTCGTCGTCTTTCTCGCCTGCGATGATGAGCCGGCCACCGGGGCGGTGCTTCACGACGCCCCCCGTGGCGCCAGCTGGCACCGTCACGCCGGGACCCGAGAGCTGCTCCGTCGTACCGAGCGAGGAGCTGGTACCTGAGAAGGCGGCGATCGTCATCTCGATCGCTTTGATGATGAGCATCTTCGCGATGATCCGCCCCATGTCCCTGACGATCGATTCGGCCAGCTCCTTGAAGTTCGCCTTTCCGGTCAGGGCCATGTCGATGAGGGCGTCGGAGACGCTGAGCGTCGTATTCAGGACGACGTTCGTCGCATCGCTGACCAGTTTGTTCGACTCGGCTTGCGCCTGCTTGAGGTCATAGAGCTGCCCCGCCAGCGCCGCAGTCTCCGCCGTCATCGCCGCCGTCGCGTCCGACCCTAGTTTCAACTGCTCGTTGTAGACGAACGCCGCGCGCTCGGTCATTCCGAACGCATCGACCTGGGCTTGGAGTGAGGCGATTAGCTTGTTGGAGTTCTCAGTAACTTTGTCCTGGGCCTTGCGTCGGTCGTCGTCGATCTTGCGCAGCATCTCGTCGAGGCGCTCTTCCTCGGCGATCTGGGCGTCGATGCGCGCGACCTCTCCGGCATTATGCTGTTCGCGGGCCTTGGCCTCCTCCTCGAAGCGTCGGTAGACCTCTTGGACCTGCTGGTCATTGAAGGCGTCGGTGACGGCCTGCACTTCGGATAAGAACGCGGCTTCTTGCGCCGCCCGTTGCTTGCTGAGCTTCTCCTCCGCCTCGGCCACCTTCTTGACGGCATCGGCTGCCGCAGACTGCGCGATGATGGCGGCCATCGCGTTCGCGATCTTCTGGATCTCTGCGGCGAGGCCAGGCGCCGTGTCCTTGAGCTTGTTGGCCTGCACTTGGAGCTCGACGAGCCGCTTCGCGGTCTCGTCCGGGATCGCGAGTGACACCAGCTTCTGGCGGAAGTCCTCGACGGCCTTGACCTGGTCCGGCGTGATGCCAGCGCTGGCCCCGCCGCCCGCGACCGTCGTCCTGACGTCGGCTGCCGCATCCAGTTTCTTGCGGGTCTGCAACGTCTCCTCGAGGAGCTTCTTGCGCACCTCGAGCAGCTTGATCTCCTCAAGCGTCTGCGCCTGCTGCCCGGCCCGGAACGCCGCGCCGCTCTGGATCACGGTGTTGGCGTCATGCAGCGCGAGATTGACTTGGGCGATGCGATCCTTGAGCTGCTGCTGGGAGAGCAGGACGGAGTCGGGCACCAGGAAGTGGGTCAGCATCGGGGCGACCGCCGCCGACAGCGCGGCCAGCTTCTCGGCCGTCGCCAGCAGGACCGGCGCGAGGGCGAGCATCGAGGTCGTGAGATTCGTCTTGATGACGGCCGCGAGCCGGTCGAAGTCGTCGGCCAGTTTTTGCGCGTGCTTCAACATCTCGCGGTCGATGACGAGCCCGAGCCGGCGGGCCTCCTCGCGCATCCGCGCGATACCCTCGCTCCCCTCGTTCAGCAGGATGGCGAGCTGATTGCCTCCGCGGCCGAGGATCTCCAGTCGCGCTTCGGTGCGCTGCGCCTCATTCCCTAAGGTCAGGATGCCGTCGGCCACCGCCCCGATGGCGTCGCCCGCGTTGCGGAACTGGCTGGCATCGATGCCGATCTTTCGGAACGCCTCGGCGGCGGCCTTCCCGCCGGCTTGCGCGTCGCCGAGATTCTTGTTGAGGAAGCGCAGGCCGTTCTCCAGGTCTTCGACGCTGGCCCCTGAGAGTTGCGCCGCGTGGGAGAGCTCCTGCAGGGCGTCGGTCGAGACCCCGATCCGCTGTGCCATCTCCGCGATGCGGTCGCCCGCGGTGATGGCGTTCCGGACGAGGAGCCCCAGGCCCCCAGTCCCGAGGACGGTCGCGATCACACCCCGGAAGGACAGCATCGAGCCGATCATCGCCTTGACCGCGCCATCGATGGAGGTGAGCGACCCCTTGATGGCATTGGCCGCCTGCGCGGCGATCCCGCGCGACGCGGCCAAGTCGCGGGAGAATCGCGCCGTATCGGCGATCATCTCGACCACGATCTGCCCGATTGGGACTGGAATCAGGAGTCTCCTTTCCTACGTGCCCACCATTCCGACATGATCTCCGCATGCCGACTTCTCATCTGTGGCGTCCAGCCCGATGTGATCTCGGCTTGCCGGCGTCTCATCTCTAGCGTCCAGACTGCCCCACGGCCGTTGGTGTTCCCTCGCAACGACGCTGATCGCTTGGCCCTTGTCGCATCGGACTGCTTGAGTCCGGTCAGCGCTGCCGAGATTTGAGCTCGGCGATCTGCCGGGAGCGTTCGACCTTTATGCGCGGCGCTGATCTTCGCTCTGACTTCTTGTGTCCACAGATGCGTCGGCGTCTTCGGATTCTTGCGCCTTCCCTCCGACCACGCCCGCAGAAGACCGATCCGGATACGCTCGCGGCGCTCAGTAGACAGGATCCTGCCCGTATGCACCTCGCTGAGCCGCTGCCGCGTCTCGGGTCTGTGGTCGTACCCGATTACGCCCTCGCCGCCTACCGTGAGGTTCGTCAACGAGGCCCCCAGCATCCCCAGGAGCACTATGGCCGCCCTTTCCGCCGCCGGCCCGTTGCCATCCGGAACCTCGGCGTATAGCTCGATTTCCGGGACGACACCGATACGAGCGAGGCCTGTCATCCACCGCTGTCGGTAGTTTTTCATTCTGTAGGCGTCGCCGATGTGCTGCGCCAGGCGACGCGCCAGCTTCTTGCGCGTCAGCCCGACGTACCTGATCCTCAAGATCGGATCCGAGACACGAGGATCGACTAGCAGATAGATGCGTTCCGCCATCAGCGTGTCCGCGCCTTCGCGTCGGGATGACCGAGCGCCGTCTTCAGTTTCGTGCTCATGTCGTCGTCCGTGTCTTGACGCTCCGCGAAGGGCATGAAGTCATGGACGCCGAAGGGCTCCGGACGCTTCTTCCGGTCTCGGGTGCTGTTGGCGATGACGCTGGCCACGATGCCCGTCCTCACGTCCGCGCGCTCCTCCCCGATCGGCTCGAGGCTCTGGAGAGCCAGATACTCCGCGAAACCCCGGCTGCTGAGCCGGTCCTCAAGCTCCTCGGCGGGGATGCCGAGGAGGAGGCTCAGCTTGAGGAAGAAGACCCGTTCAGGCCGGGCTCGGAGTTTTTTGCGATCTCCTCCACCGCGTCCGCCGACAGACCGTTGAAGGCGATGGCCGCGTCCGCGATCCGCTTCACCGCGGAGAACTCCTGGCGGCCGAGCGCCTCCCGATCCTCCGGCGAGAACATCGGCGTGCCGTCGTCGTTGATCACCGACGCGACCACGAAGTCGACGAGACCATGCGCGCGTGTCATGGCCTGGGCGTCGCCGGCCGTCATCGCCTGGATCGTGACCTCGCCGCCCCACTCCGGCACCGCCACGACCTTCCGCGGCGGCTTGCGCCCGAGAATGATCTCGCGCGTTAAGGTGGTCACTACTAGCTCCACACCACGTCGCCCGTGATGCGCAGGCTGCCGTTCAGGCCGATGGCGCCGTCAGGCGCGACCGCCATGGACATCTGCTCCACGAACGCCGTGAACGTCCCGACCGACGGCGGGATGTCGGTCAGCGTGATCGTGTAGACGGACGACGTCAGCGCGTTTTGATCGGCGCGCATGGAGAGCTGGGCGGGATCCGTGGGCAGCCAGAACCCCGTGAAGCCCAGACTGCCGTTGTCCTTCAGCCCGGGGATATATTCCTTCGCCGTGGACCGCAGGTGCGTGGTGTCGGTGAAGTTGGACTGGGCCTCTGGGCCCGTGATGCCGGTCACTTCCCCGACCTCGACGCCGGCTCGCTTCAGATGGACGCCCTGACTCTTGAGGGCCATCGATTCCTCCCTTTACACGCTCGCGCCGACGATCAGGATCTCTGGACTCACGGTGCCGGCGGCGGTGTTCACGATGTCGATCAGGTCGGCGGTGGTCGCGGTGACGACGTAGGCCGTGGCGTCTGGCGCGAAGAGGATGAACGAGCCGCCCGGCCGGACCGGGGCCGCGTCCGCCGCCGTCTTCAAGAACGGCACGCCGGCGGTGGGCCGCGTCACTTCCATGACGTTCGGACAGAGCGCCAGATCGGACTTGACGATGAGCAGCTTCAGCCGCGCGATGGCGAAGGCGTCGCCATAGATGTCCAGCAGGCCGCCGGACGTCGCGACGTCGAGCGACAGCGTGCCGCTGCCAGAGATCTGCGTGCGCGCGTAGTACGCCTTGTCCGCTGCGTTGATGCCCGTGCCAGCCGCCAGCGCCAGACTCGCGGTGACGATCAGGTCTTCCGAGGCCCCGAGCGCGCCGATGGTCTTGGTGATCGTCGCCGCAGCCCGGTAACTGCCGGTCGTTGTGACGGCCATTCTCAGACCTCCCCAATCCACACGGAGTAATCTTGTGAGACACGATGCCGACGCCCGTCGTCGTCGAGCAGGTCGTGCTCGCCGAGAATCAGCGCCACGACGTCACCATTGGCGTAGCCGTCCAGCGATCGCCGCACCTGATCCGCGAGCACCTTGACGGCGCTGTAGCTCTCGGCCCAGCAGTCGACTTGAATGCGCGGGTCGGCGAGTCCCACGGGACCGCGCAGGCTCCCCGGCCGGACGGTCGAGATTCTCTGGTATGTCACCAGAGGCAGGACCGCCGTCTGGGGCGCCTGCATCGGGTAGATGCGCGTCCCGACGAGGCTCGTCACGCCGGCCGTCGCGGTGAGACGCGCCACGAGCGACTCCTCGGCCGTCATCGACTCGGCTCCGAGCGTAAGTGACGGAACGCCCGCGTGTCGGAGTCCATGCTGGTCACGTCACGAACGACCTCGGCGGCCTCACCGTCGGCCAGCACGTCGGCGTAGAACGTCAACGTGATCGTCGTCATCTTTTCTAGGCCGCACTCCGTCGAAACGGACAGGAGATTGCGGATCTCCATGTCGTCGATGAAGGCGTGGGAGCCCTGGCCTAACGCCGTCAAGCGCAGACGGACTTTGTGGAAGCCGTCCATCACGTCCCCCTCTTCGCCAGACGCTTCGCGGCGCGCTC